ATAGGTTTCTTATAGGTCAACATCTTTAGTTTAGATGATGTGATAAGTGTATCAATAGAACCAAGAAACTCACATTCAAACTCTGTAGAGAACTGTGCTTCACTTGTATTTGCAATCGTTTGTTTCTTCCATTTCTCATCACGGCCTGGTACTTCACTCCAATGTACCTCAATAGGAATGTATTCGTTTCGTTTTTCCTCTGCGTCTACCCATAGCTTATAGAACATATTCATACCATGAGGAGTCGATACTATCATCACTTTTGTGGTCTTACCAGAAGATATCGTAGGATACACCGAACTGAAAAATTCCTCTGCAACATTAGAAGGAACGTATGCAAACTCATCTAGAAATATAATGTTGTAAGAGCCACCACGGACTGCACTTGCAGATGTGGACGATGCAAGTATCTTGGAACCGTTCTCCAGTTCCAGACTACCCTTGTTCCATGTCATCACTCCCTGTTGTAACCAGTTAGGAAGGTGTTCATAAGCGAGTTGTAAGCGTCCTAACAAGTCCCTGGCGGTCGCTGCTTTGTTGGCGAGTATCGCAACATTAACATTGGTATTGAATAAGACATAGTGCAGAAGATACGCAATAATCGTTGTTGATTTACCAGATTGTCTTGGAAGTTTGCAGATTGTAAAACGATTTTTGTGAAACGTACCAACCATTTCTTTTTGAAAATCGTATAGTTTAAATGGCACCAATCCTTCATCAAGAGAAACAATTCGAATGTAGGCCTCGATAAAATATAGAGGATCTTTCATACATTGTGTGTATTCCTCAATCTGTTTCTCTGTCCATTCAACAGGTACATTAGCTCTTTTTAGATTGGGATTGCCTAGATAATTATTACCGGTTTGTATCATTTTGTAAATTCTCTATATCTTCACGATTTTTATTAATATTGTCATTTTGTATCGTATCTATAAGAGCTTGAAGTTTTTCTGCCTTCTCTTTGTCAGTATCCAGATGCAAATCAGGATTGATAACTTTTTCAAGTTTAAGCATAACAATACGTTCATTCGGTACATATCTCCAGATATATCCCTTCTCTGAGTATACACCAAATACGGTTTCGGATATTCCTATTTTTATAATGACTGCTTCGTTACCTTCAAGAAGAACCTTGTCTCCCTCGTTGAAGGCTTTGTTCATTCGAAATTTAAATCCTTTTGCAAGACTTGTTGCAAAGTCCTTAATCCATATCGCAACAATCAGACTGATTAGAATACCAATCCAAGGCAAAATGAAATTTGTGATTTGTGCGGTTTGTGCATCAAGGCCCGGCATCCGACTTTCCTTTCAGTACTCTTTGCAGTTCAGCAGTCGAACCAACAAAGAGTGCATTGGTTACATTCTTCGGTGCGGTGTTGGGTACTTCCTTTAGTCTTTTCATTTTTTCTTGCAAGTCACCAAGTTTTTCTGCGACTTCTGCAACTTGTTTAATTAAATTACCAGCTACTTCATACGTTCTTGGATGGTCTGATTCTTTTGCAATCTCCAGAATACCTTCAATTGCATCCGAACCTCTTTCAATCAAATTATAAAAGTTTTCTCGTTGATACTTGTAGTCTGCATCAATGTCTTCTAGATTTTCTGTGGGTCTTGGAACAATAGTTTTATGAGTTGCCACAGACATTTCCTTTTTTACAGGATCGATAACACCAAGAGCCTCATCAATAACATTCGCAACATCTTTCATTATGTACCGATACCACTAGTACTAGTTGAAGTATCATCATCTCCAGTTTCAGAATTATATTCTTTTGCATCCTCGAAGAAAGATGTTGTTTCACTAAATCCAAAATCATCATCTGCGTCAGCGGATGTTGGATTTGGTGTAACAGTGTATCTCTGTTCTCTCTTGGGAGAAGCATCTGGTAGGTCTGTATATTGATCGACTTGAACTGTCTTGATGACACTCTGTGATGTAACAGGCCCATACAAATAAAACTTTGCGGTGAAACTTAGCGTGTATATGATTGCTCGTCTTTCTGTAAATTCACCTCGATAGTTATCTTCGTAACTGATGCTGTTGAGTACAATGGGAATATCTCTTTTGATTCCCATATCCGTCATGTCTTTAATTGTCAAAGTATAATCGGGTTGAAAGTAAGGAAGTATCTGCTCGACAATCTGAAGTGCATCATCAGACTGATTGGCCATTGCATATAACTCGATGTCCAAGTTATAAGGAACAGGCATATACTGCGAGTCCAACTTACCAGACTTATCTGCACTAGATTTAACCTTTCTAAATTTTTGTACACGATTTAATTTTCGAGAGGTGTCGTAAGACAGGTTTTGAATCTCGAATCCTAATCGTGGTAGAGTAATCGCAACCTTGGTGTCCTGACTTGGATCTTGGTCTATTCGTTGCAACCACTTTTGTCTTGGCCCATACGCAAGGGGAACCTTCATCGTCTGTACGATAGTTCCACTATTGTTTTTGCGAACCATATGTATATTGTTAAATAAAGTACCAAATGCAACAATCACATTTCGCATAGTTTCATGGTAGAACTGCTGTCCCAACATTATATAATCTCCCTTTTCATTTTATAAACTGCACGCCTCTTAGCATTATATTCATCCTTTCTTAGGGCATAAGTTTCTTTGTGTCTTTTCGCATCTGACAAGTTTTGTTTCTCTCTCCGTCTTTCTCTTTGCTTAGAAGTTTCCACCTCTGCACGATACATCCTAAGATATTCTTTCATATATGCATTACGCTGTTCTGGATTATTGTGGTAGTCGCCTACACATTTACCGTGAACATAATTAACAAAATGCTGAGGAATACCTTCCATCTCTATAGCAAGCTGTTCCTTACTAGGGTTTGGTATATTTCTTAGATCAAACATTATGTGCTCCCAGCATCTCCAAACGGATTATTCTCTGAAAAATCCAGAACATTATCATCCAGTTCATCGAATAATTCATTTTGTGCAGTTTTATCTTGTGAACCGCCACTGGTATAATCACCAGTGACAACATCTTCCTGTATCAAGTATGACGCATCTTCACTGTCCGAACCACCAGCTTCAAGTAGTATACTCTCACCAACAGAGGTTGAATCATTCTCCATAAGAACATTGTCAGTTGCATCCGTAGATGAACCATCTGTTCCATCCAACACTAACAATTCTCCTAAAGCTAAACGTTCTAATCTGATTCCTTCGTTGACAGCAGATGACTGCTCCAACGTAAATTGATGTTCTAGTGAATCTTTTTGCAAATCACCTTCAATCGCATCAATCGCAGTAATACCTGTGTCAATTTCTTCGTGACTATATTCGTATTGTCTGCATCTTAATTTGTAAATAGGATTATTGTCGAGTTGGTAAAATGGATCGTCATGGTCTACGAAACTGACTTCAAACATTCTAGATAGAATCGGATGATAAACTAAATCTCCTTCTTGTGGCCTGTCTGCATCTGTTAATGTGGTATCCATCAGAATATAAAAATTGTTATCTCCTTGAACCGATGTTAAAGTTGAAGAATTTTCACTTTGATCTATACTTCCAGCTTCCAGTAGAATAGAACCTCCTGTCGTTTCGGTTCCGTCCTCAATATTAATCTGACTATCCATCTCTTGAAATCTTTGCTTGGATACAACGAAAGTAATTTCGTTTCGGTTCTCCAAACCAAACTGCGACATAATTTCTTTCTCACCTTGGAATCCACCCTCAGCATCTTCCACATACATTTCAATTGGATGCTGTGTAGTAAACTTGGAAATTGAGTCCTCACCTAAGAGGCTGTCTACTGCAACGGTTGTGCGGTCTACATAATAAACATCGTGGCCATAAATCTGTATGGCCTCCGTAACTAAATCCCTGTAGAGATTTTTTTCTGTAGTTAGCGCATGAGAGTTGCTGGTATGAAAAATACTATTGACTGACATTTTATCCTACCATGTAATCTATCGGAGTTTCAAACGACAATTGTATTTGTTCCTCTAATCTCTGTAGTTCTTCCTGTGCTTGTGTAAATATGTCTGCACCATTCATCGTTACTCCACCCAACATCTGAACACCGTTAAACTTGGATAGGTTTGCACCCCACTGTCTTTTTATCAGTGTAGTTGCATATCGTTTGAGATATATGTCATCATAAATGTCTGTCCATGTTGTAGGATCAAGCTTACGATAACATTCTATGATAATATACTCATCTGCACCAACACCGTTTGACCAATCCATATCAAGGTACAAACGGTTTTGATGCTGATTAAATCGTATAGGAACTTCCCCTGTCAATATGTGAGAAAGATAATCAATGTGCTGCATTGTCATCTGGTATTGAATGATTGACGTAGAAGAAAAATCATACAAGTCATTTAACCTCATCTGATACCGAATGTCAAACATACTGTTTGTTGAAGAATCGTCAAAAGGAAATACTTGTACAACTGATACTATAGTATCTGGAATGGGGATATAACCATTTCCCTCTAACCAATCTGCGGTGATTGAGCCATCAGATTTGTCTGTTGCGGTAACTGATGCATTTGTTTTAGCTCTAGTAATTTCTGTCTCTGTAATCTGATGTTTCAGATACATTCTCTCTATACCATCATAATGATACTGTGCAAAGTATTGAAGTGCTTCGTCCAGACGATCATCTACCTGATCGTCAGATACATTGATATCAATCACTCCATAACCTAATGCCCTAAGGCAATAGGTTTTAAGTGTTGCTTTTGTTGATGGTATTGCCATAGTTAGTACCCCTTTCTACTATTTAGGATTTTATTAAATCGAGTTATCAAATCTAAAAGCATTCCAACCTTGACCTACTAATGTAATACCATGAGAAGCTAAAACTGATAATGGATCTGATGTTCCATCTTCAAATAATAGTCTATCGTTTTCATCAGCTGATGTATTTAATACAATAAAATCTCCATCATTACTTGCAGAACCATCAGTTGCATTTAATTTAAATCCAGATAGTAGTGCGATAGTTCCTGTTTTATTCTGTAGTGATGCTTTTCTATCAGCGGTTGGTTCATCAACTCTGAATGTTGTTTCATGTTCATCTGCGTTTGCACCTTCAAATACAAATGCATCTGTTACATTTACGACTGTTTGATTGACTGTGGTTGTAGTTCCAGATACCGTCAGATTACCAGCGACTGTGACAGCACCATCCGAAAGAGTTATTAAGTCTGTGTCATCTGTATGACCTATTGTCGCACCATTGATAACAACATTATCTACTGTAAGTGCAGTCAAAGTTCCCAAAGAGGTTATATTACCTTGAGCAACAGTTGCGAGTGTACCCGCAATTGTTCCACCAGAAACATTGATACCAGCACTGAATACTGGTATTTGATCCATAGTGACAACACCATCAGAGGCGATAGCAATCGCATCAGTATCAGACGCAGAACCTATATTACCAGCATCAGCAATCACAATACCAGCACCAGAGGTTATAACTGCACCAGAAACTATTTCATTGTTAAAGGTTGACTTACCAGCTGCACTACCATCAATCGTTAAAAATGTTGTATCAACACCACCATCCGTTCCTTTCAAAATTATATCTGAGTTGTTTGCAGCTGCATCGATTGTGATGTCACCAGAAGTCGTTGTAATAGTAACTGCCGCATCACCAGCACTTAAATCATCTGCTGCGGATTCACCAGAAGCGTCTGCTCCTATCCATTTACTATCAGAGGAACTGTATTTGAGAAACTTACCGTCAACCTTTGCAGTAGATCTTTCCACATCATCCAAGAACTCAAGTTTAACCTCACCACTGCCAGGCGTATGACTTAAAACTTGTTGTTGCATCAGAGCTCTAAAGTTGTTGAACTCATCGCGCAGTTTAGAAATCTGGTCAACCTGTTCCTTGACTTCTGTTTTCTCACCCATGTCGTCAAGACTAGAAACAATCTGCTGAATAATGGTATCTGCTTCTTTGGCCTCTATCGGTTCTTCTACGATTTCCTCATCGACGGATTCATCAACAGATTCAACAGAAACTTCAACAGGGAGTTGTGGTGGAGCAACCGTTGCGAATAACTCCTCGATTGCTTTTTGAGAGTTTGATTGGTTTGTTAGTTCGGTGACGGATTCCATGAATCCAGAGAACGCACCAAGTTTTTGTTCATCTTCTTCAGATAAACGATTTGCGATTTCTTCTTCTATTCTGGTTTCGGTGTATGCAGCCTCAAGACCTTCAAACAGACTTGAAACATTATCTTTAGACGCAACAGATTCTTCAAGAGATTTGTTCTTGACTTCTTTGATGTTGGTATCTTTTGCTACTTCTTCGAGTTCTTTTAGTAATCCAGCAAGATCTGACATAATAACTTATCCCTCTAGGGGATATTTATATGTACTTAAACTGCATCCAACTCTGATTGTGTTGGTTTAGCCAACGTAGGGTGTTTCCATTTTGC